GTGACAAAACTTCCCGCCACGTCTACTGAATAATTGCTAGTAATTTCGGTTACGGTTCCGTCTATAGCTGTTAGATATAATTTGATATCACTACCGTCAGTAGTGATTATCGGGAAGGTAAAGTCCCAATCTCTCGTTGTTGCGTTTCCGTCGTATACGTGTTTGATTGAACCGGCTGGTATTGTCATGAATCCTCCTTGGTTATTGCGTTAATGAGTCTATTAAGTCTTTTGTCGTTTGTACCGGGGCCATATAAGTATCTTCTATCCCCTGCTGAATTTTAATCTTGCTAGGTTTTTGAGCTCCTGGAACGTGTAAATATTTAGCTAGTGATTGAGCGCTAAAGAAAAATTCCTTCATAACTGCAAGCGTCGGATTATCGGTTATCATCTTTGACAAATCACCCTGAGATATAAGGCTAATTAAACTATTTATTACCTCAGCCATAGACTGCGCCATTTGGGATGCTTTTTTATACCCTGCCCTAGCGAGTTGATAGCCAGCATACATTCCTATTGCATAAAAAATTATAGCTTTACCTAATCTCTGAGAGTTCTGTCCTTTATAGTTACCTTGGCTCCACTCTTCCTTGGCTCCGTTTACTATGCGGCGTAAGAGCATTGCATCGGTTATACGCCAGCGATTCATCTGCATTATTGTGCGTCCTAATACAGTCTGTACCCATAGAGGACTTTCTGTTTTTGAGAATATGCCCTGAGTTATGGCAACGGTATCCCTTAATTTTCTTGATTTGATTGGAGATATATCCCCGGTCTTCCACTCTTGATCAGTTAACTCACTTATAAATAATGTCGTACGGATTTCTACTTCACCGATCTGTTGACCTATCATCGCCAAGTCTTGGAGTTTTTTAAGTTTCCCAATACCGCGCTGAGTATAATCTGCGTATGTCCCCTCTAAAACGCCATGCTCTACGGCTATCTCATATGCTTTTTTAGGATTTGATATGAACCTCTGTTTACCTTTAAGGTAAGTTGAGAAATCCTGCCAGATAATACTATTCGCTTCCCCGGCTATTATATTCTTTAAGGCTGATTTCCAGTTAAGAGCCAGTAATTTTATATATCCTAAATCAACAATCCCGTCGGCAACACGACTAAGCCAACCCATCTTCCCTGATCTAAACTCATAATCCAGTCCTCTGCCTTTTAGGTTCTGCAGGAATTTCTTTAACCAAAGAGCGCTCCTGCCCTGAATAATTAGTTGTGTTGCCACCTGGCCCAGAGGAAGGATCCTATCAAGAGCCATCTTTGTTTCAAATAAAGACGAGTATTGATGTACTATCTTACGAATATTGGTTGTAGGTTCTATACCACCCTTACGCTGCAAGGCAAAACGGAAAAACTTCTCGCTGCCAATGATATTATCCAGCTCGAGCATTATGTCTGTGGGGATCCCCTTTTCTCCTTCTTTCTCGCTAAAGTATTGCTTTAATGCACCTATCAACCCTTTTTCAAGTATCTTCTCAGTCAAAGGCTGCTCCAAATGCGTTATGTAATTCTTACGATATTTCTGCAGGCCAAGTTTCTCTTTTGCCATTTTAAAGAAGTCTTTAAGATACTCCACTGCAGCTTTCTCTTCTTTAGTAAGATCTATCTTCTCGCCACTTAATGCTTGAAAGATTTCTTTATTTTGAGAGGTAAAGAACCTTTTAATGCCCTCTTTACCGGGAAGCTTTCTTGATTTTTCGGCCTTAGTCAATAACTCCTCGAGCTGGTTATCTCGTATGCGTATCTCTTCATCTGCAGACTCAAGCCTCTCGTTTATTTCGTTAAGTATTTTCTGTACCAGAGGATGTCCTTCTTTGATATCTACAGTCGGTATAAGCTCGTTGGCCACCCGGCTCATAATCAAACCTTCAAGCAGATTCGGATTGTTGCCAAACTGCTCTATAGCTATACGCTTGGGCATTATGGCAAGGTCTTTTACGTCGTCCAGCAAGACCTTTAATACGCCTATCTGTTTCTCGGACAATAACCGATCGCCTGTCTGCAGGCCCTCAAGATAATCAACAACCTTTTGTATCTGAGGGATATCGGTATTCTTCCACTCTTTTATGCCGAGATAATTCTTAATTCTCGATACCGTGATATTGGATAACATCTTGCTCTTCGCAATTAGTTTTATCTTGGCTATCAGTTCTTGTTTGCGCGCTTCTTCTTTAAGCTTTAGCTCATGCTCTTTTAGCCATTCAACAAATTGGTTACTTTGTCCAGTAACTCGCTCGGCAACATATTGCTGTCCTTGCTCAGGAGCTCCTGCTCCTCCAGGCTGAGTTTGTCCCAGAGGCCGTTCAGCACCAGTGACTCCGCTAGAAACATATTGCTGGGGGAATTTGAAGTTGATAAAACTGATGACTTCATCTCGACCGCTCCTTTCAGCTACTGCGCCTATTGATTTATTGATGTTGTAAGGTAGTTTTTTACCACGCATCCATTTAAGTAATTCATAGTCGGCGTTGTTGGTATAAATTATTTTAACGCCGGTCTTTACCAAAGGTAACAGGTGATTCTCTAAGTTCTGCTTGTGCCCGGGCCACGCAGTATCGCTTGCGCCTACGGAGTAAGTGCCGGCAGATTCTGACGGGTTAAGATACTGAGGATCTACTAGCACGACTACGGTCTCCTCGGCGTTTACCTTGCCGGATTTAATATCTCCGGTAAGGTTATCCATTACATCCCAGGCGTTGCTCTGAATTATCGGCATCCCCTGGTCTCTCTTCAGTTCAGCGTCTAATTGCCCGTTGAAATCGATCAGCTTGTCTATAATATTTCTTATGGCTGATTCCCCTTTGGTAGTCCGGATAATGCCCTGGGTCCACGAATACCCCTTATCTGTCTTGGCTATAGAGAATATGCTGGCATTCTCTAAGAAATAATACTTGGCGCTGGATTCCGGGCTGACGAATTTATCGGCCGCGGCTTCCTGCAGGAGCTTATCCCCAAACTCTTGAATTACCTCTCTGGTAAAATAATACCGTTCTTTTCTCAGACCCATCTTTAGCCAGGAGTTAAGCATATCGAGGAAATCCTTGTTATTCTTAGCTGGAGGAAGCCCAAAAGCCTCTTTCATTAAATTAGTAAAATCGCTCATAATGTTAACTATCGTCTGCTTTATTACCGCCTGCTTCTGAGGATCCTGAATGTTTTTATAATAATTAAACCTCTCGTCGCTAAGTTCATTCAGGGTATAATCTTGAGCTGGGATATTTGAGAATAATCCGACGCGGTATCCCTTTGCCCCTCCCCAGAGGTCGTATACTTTCTTAACACCTTGCCTTATAGCTTCCTTGAATTTATTCGGTAGACGGGCCAGCACCTCAGCCTTATTGCCAAGCAAAGCAAAAGGCATATCTTTAAATATTTTGCTCCTCTCCGTATAGTCTATGTCTTCCTTCGTGCTTATTACTGAGCCGTTCCCTACTCCGGTTATTGCACGTTCCGGTTTTTGCGCCTTAGGCTTGGAAGGTTTAGTTGACCTGGCGATATCCTTTTGTAGCTTATCTCTCGCCGCTTTACTTATTCTTGCTTCTGACGTCGCTGCTCGGCCATGTATTTCGTCATTAAAATACGCCTTGACTAAATCAATTACGTCCTGTTCGGTCTCAAGAGGCGCGCCGATTATGCCGCCAAGTTCTGTGGCCAACATATCTGGTCTCTGGCCACCTTCACTGAATAGCCACGACAAGAGTTTTAATTCACTGTATTCGCCTTCTTCTTTTAAGGCCGGATCTAGCTTGCCTTTGAGGTAATTCTTTATTTGGTTCCTTATATAATTTTCTTCTTCAGCTCCCGCCTCTTCTACCTCAGCGCGCATCTCATCAATTATCTCCTGCATGTGCGCGTAGGCCCACATCTCAGTCTTCTTTACATCCTCTATGTCGTCACCGGTTTCTTTGGCTATCTGTTTCAGGCTCTTTTTCTCGTCGAGATACTTCTTTAAGAATTCCTTCTCGGAGGCAAACATCTTTCCGGTTATGTCTGGAGTATTCCAGTTTTCCATATCGGCCTTGCGCTGTTCTTGGCGCGGGGTGATAGGTTGATCTCCTTCCGGACCACTTGCTATAGCAGTCTTAGGCGGTTTTACTGGAGGGGTTCCTTCAGATGAATAACCTACTTTCTTCTCGCCTATAACCCCTTCTTTTTCTTTAGAAATGAAATTATCTTTATCCTTGAAATTAACTATATCCAAAAGCTTAATGTCATACAAAGCCAGGTCCTTGGATAACTTAGTCATTTCTTCATTTAAAAGAGTGGAGTTAGCTATGATTGCTTTAGGTGCGCGGACAGAGACTGCAGATTTTGCTAACGAGGCAACTGTAATTTTTGAATGCGGTAGCAGTTCGCTACCCAAGATGGTATTTCTTGAAGAAAGGTATAATACTAATGCGTTTTTATTCCAATCGGTATTGAGTCCCTTGATCAAGCTAAATACGCTATCCGGAGTAGAAATAATCGGAGCTGTTGGAATTGGCTTAACCCATTCAACATATTTTGCATATTGCTTTACCTTCTTACCTTCTCCGGCATCCTTTAGGTGATCTTCTGTGCTCCCGGTAAATTCTTTATCGATTAAGCCAAATTTAGTATCGTCAATTATGACGTGACCCATAAAGGTCAAATCAGATTTTTTGTAAGCTTCTATAACTCTTCTGGTTAAAGTAACGTCTTCTATCGAGGGTTCTACGGTGCCACTAGGATGGTTGTGTACAAGATAATAACTGTCTGCTTTTTTAAGTAAGAGTAAATGGAGCGGTTCAAAGGGGGTAACTATAGCAGAATCAATGTTGCCTATACTGATAGGTTCAATAGAGACGGGGATATCGTCCTTAGTCCCTACAACATAGAATCTTTCTACTGCTTCATTTTTTAACTGTTGAAATGCGAATGCTACGTCTGCCGGGGAGCTTACTTTTTCTTGCGGGAATACAAAGTATCCTTGCTTCTTGTATTTGACTTTAAGCGGAGATTGGGAAATTCCGACTTCGGATTTAGATAAATTTTTTCCTTTTCCTTCGGGTACTTCATAGTATTTACTCTCTCCTTCGCTTACAGTATAACTTTTATTAGAAGGCTTGTCAAGATTAGAGAGTTTATCTCTTTCTGTCTCAAGTTCTTTTATTTGGTCTTTAACGCTTTGCGGTGTTTTTGAAAGGTCAGGATGCTTAGAGTTAAGTTTCGTTATTTTATTTCCTATCTTAATAATCTGCTCTGTATTTTCTCCCGGGTATAATTTTCTTAAAGCGTCTGCCGCCCATTCAGTTTGTTTTTCTTTTCCCGTCCCGCTCGTCCAGCCGATATATTCCGCAAGTACATTCTTAGGTACTGACTTTTCTTCTTCCAACGCTTTGATAATAGAATTACGATGAGCAAACCAATCAGCCGCAACCCGGAAAGTATGCCATTGTCCGATATGGTTTAACTTTGCTCCCATATCTGTTGTTAAATCAACTGGCTTACTCGGGATCGGTTTTCCAGTAGTCAAATCTTGGACGCCTGTAGTCTTACCACCAAAACCGTGTTGTCCGGTCATTGCATTGAAATCATCTATACTCATTATTCCCTGTTCAACTAATTGCTCCCCGAGCTTATCTCTTTCAGCATTGGTCATACCCCCTTTTTCCAAAGAAGATTTTATATACTTAATTACAGGAATATTACTAAATTCTTCCTGTGTCATTTCATGAGGTTGTTTTTGCTCATTCCCAGCAGGTATATTGCTCGTATCTACAATGTCCTGTACCTTTTTCAATAAGTCTTCCGGAACCTTGGGCAGTGTCTCTAGAGGAGTGCCACCATGCGCGTCAAGAAGCTTCATCCCCTGGTACTCCCCTTTTTCATTTATAATTCCTACATCTTTAACCTCGTCAGGGCTTATGCCTTTATTGATTAAGATGTCGTTGTGCATATTGACGGTTTCATCGGAAACAATCGTGCCATCATTGAGCTTTAGGGCTAAAACAGGCCCTTTTGGGGCTTCTGGCAGGGCTAGTTGGCTTAGCATGGCCACAACCTGCCTCTTACCATCCCCTTCTAATGCTATAGTGGCGCGGTTCCCTGTTATCTCGGTGATCTTCCCGGGCCTACCCTTAAAGCTTATGCCTTCTCCAACCTGTGGTTTACGTACGAATTGTGCTTGCCCGGAAGTGCCCATCTGTACGTTAAGCTGTTTTATCTTGCCAAACAAAGAATCTCCATATTGTGTTTCCGGGACCACTGCTGCTTCAACATCCACAGCAGTCTTAGGATTTATCCCTTGGTATCTTAATTCAGCTGCTTGCTTAATTTCTGTTGCGAGTTTAGGATTATTCTTCGCTCCTTCCAATACAATGTCTATTTTTTGCTTTGGCGATAAATTCATACCTAAACCTTTACCTCCGGTAAAAGCATTTTCATATTCATATAGATTCTCTGCCACTGTGCTTCTTATATTATCTCTGGCCGTCTTCAATAGCGCATTCGCAGTTGTATCTTGCAGGTATTGCTGTGATTTCACTGAAGCTTGATAAAAATTATAGGATGCCTTTCCCGCCCATCCTAAAATCAGCATATCTGCTATAGATAAATCACCCTGAACACCTTCTTGCATAAATTCTTTATCAAGACTAATTTTCCTCGGTAGCGTTAATTGTTCTCCTAGAAATGGAATTGTCTCAGTAAATAACTTTGATTGATAATCAGCTACGGGGATCCCTTTGTTCCTAGGTAGATTCTCGTCTACGGGCTGAGGAATTAAGGCATTGTAAAGGTGCGCGGGGGTATTGAGTATATCCTGTACCTGTAGGGGAATATCCCTTGTCATTAAATCCCAGTCAGCTTTAAACGACGGATCCTTAAGCAGTTCCCAGTTCTTCTTCGGCTCCGGCTCCAGCGGTTGTGATACGACAACAGGATCCTCAACAGGTCTAGCAGTAGATAAGTCAAAGGTGTCCTTCTCTAGAAGGCCATCGTCTCTTTCTCTAACTGCTATAGCTGAATTCAAATCAAAACCTGGCATTTATTTCTTCTCCGTTGACTCCATATATTTAGCCCCTGGTGATTTCTCTTTATTTGCTGGCAGCGCTTCTACTCTTCCATCCGGAAAAACTATTTTTAGAATACCATCTGAGTCTGCCACTAATTGTCCGTTAGGAGAGAATGTTGGCGCTTCAGGTATCTTTGAGTAGACATGATTTTGCATTAAACTCTTGCTTATCTCTTGAGGATCTCCTTCGCCTGTCTGCAGAGTACCCATTAACTTCTTTAAGTTTAGAGTTATTTCCTCGTCGCTGGCATTATTACCTTTAAGCCAACCCAACACTGCTTTTATTTTATTTCTTACAGGACCCGTACTTCTATTCCACTCTATATCGTTGAGTCCTGATTTTAGTTTATTCAGAAACACCGCCTCCTGTGAGTTTACAATTCCATCAGAATAAGCCTCAGCTAACTTCTCCCGGGCGTGCCATTTATCTACGTCGTCGGAAATAAAATTATCTATCAGTTCGGTATACTGCTTAACTTTTTTCGCGCGAGCAGTCGGTTCATTATCCGGAGTTTCTTCTTTAAGCATCCGGTTTAAATCTTTAGATATTCCGCTCTGTAGAGCATTTTGGTATTTAACTAAGATTGTCTTTTTTATACCTCCCCTATCTTCAGGGACCTGCATTTCATTCTCTACGTCAGTTAGGGTTAACTTGCCCTGAGATAGGTTGTCCAGCAAGCCGTTAAATTTAGTTTCCTGTTGCTCGTTTATTACTTTGTCGGCCAGGGTATTGGTAAAATCAAAAGCCGCCTTACGCTTTACAGGATCCTTGATGTTGTATAAGTTCTCCTTCAGCTTTATCCTGGTCCCTATGGGGTCTAGGAACGCGTCTTGGATAGCAATCTTATAGGGTATGCCGCTTTCGATTTCCTCTTTCATTTTTAGTTCTGTTTCAGAAGATACCCTCCCCCTTATGGAATCATATATAGATTGGGCTTTTGGTAGATTCTTCTCATCTATGGCGGTAGCAAATGCACTTTTAGCTATCTTTCCCCGGACCTCAATAAGCTTTGTTTCGGCTGTCTTGGAGTCATATCCATTTACTTTATTTAAAGCTGCCTGTACTCCCTCAGCCTGCTGAATGGCCCTGACTACGGACGCTCCGTCTTGAAGTTTAGCCGCGTCGTTTGCCTGGATATCTATGTTTGATTCCAGAGAGTTCCTTATGCTCTCGTCTGTCTGCGTACGTTCATGCCTTATAATAGCGTCTCTGTTGCTCGTATATGTGGCGTCGAGGAGTTTACTAAGAGTATCTTTTTGAAATTGAGATGGCACGCTATTTAAGTACCTGGCTTTTATCTCAGGATACTTCTGGTCAAACTCTAAGGTTGAACCTTGAGACTGATCGAGTTTCCGCGCGAGTATTCCGACTGGCTTTCCGTTTTCGTCATTCTCGGTATTGTATAAAACATTCTGTATTTCGGTGCGGAATGAAGTATCTTGATCAGCTATCTGCTTGGCCGCTATTTCTTTCTGACGCTCTACTCCTCTTTGCATAATAGCGTCGGCAATCTTTAGGCCTGTTTCTCCGAGCCTGGTTGTAGCTTCTGCTACGTCTGTACCGAATGCTCCTGCAGGAGGCCTTAATGTTACTCCCTCTGGCATGTTCGGAGTTACTCTGTTGACTTGCCTATCGTATACAGGGACCTTTATACTCATTTTATTCTCCTAAAGTTTACTCGGGGACCAGGCTTTTCCTACTCCCATTCCACCCATTAAAGCTATGCTTGAAGCAGTACCAAGCAAGGTAGTTCCCATGTTTAAATATGACGATTGCTTTGCGGAAGCTCCAGACATTCTGTATAAACTCCCCTGGTTAGTTAAGGCCCAACCTTTTTGCTTAGCCTGTTCTTTTACCGACCAGGAATTAACGTCTGCATTGTATCGTATATTTGCTTCATCAAGTTTTGCTTTGTTTGTAGTGTCTGCCATGATATCGTCAGCTGTGACTCCGTAGATTCCCATTGCGGCCATCGCCGCCTTCTGGGATCCTTTAACGGTCTTTATATCTCCCTGCAGTTCCTTGCTCTTTTGGGCTGCTTCGCCCTGTAATATAGAAGTTTGCTGATCAGCTGTTTCTTTAGCCATCGCCGCTTCTTTATCGTTCTGATCAGCCAAGGCTTTATAATAAGCATCCTGAGATTTTCCGGATTGATATTGTCCGTACATCGCTAATCCACCTGTTGCTGCGGCTAACCCTATTCCTGCCAGGGTTAAGTTAGCTGCAGTGGCGGCAGCGGCTGTCATGCCGGCTGTTCCCGCTACGGCTGTAGTTACTCCTGCTGCGCTAGTTGCAAAAGCAGTTGCTACCGGAATTGCCGCGGCAAAGACACACATTATAATTTCCTCCTAAAATAAAAATAACAAAATGGCTTGTTTTCAACACCATAAGGTTTTGCTTCCTCAATCTTGGCACCGCACCAGCGAAGCCATTTAATAGATTGAATATTCTTCACGTCTACCCAGTTTTCTAACATAGAGTAGCGCTGGAGCATTCCTTTTATAAAATACCTCGAGCGCTTTATGAAAGCTCTTTGTACCTTCTCTAATTCCGGAGAAGCTAAGAGCCAAACCATCGCAGAATTACCCAACAAAGTCTGAGGATAAATTCCAAACATTGCGATCGGGGTTTTATCACGCTCTATCGTAAAACATAACTCCGATTCCTTAAGTCCTCCCAAGAGGGCTGCTCTTGGTTTTATATGGTGAGATTTCCAAATTTCTTGGATATCTGCTTCGCGCATATTAATTGCTAAACTATCTACGTCTTTTTCTTCGCTAGTACGCACGATAGTATTTCCATTTTTATAATATTCCAAGTTACCCTCCCACAGAAACAGCTGGAATTATTGAAAGTATGGTCACAGGCAGGGGATCTGCTTGTCTGAAGAATACTCTCCCGCCTTCTGCGTAGTTTCCGGATATTGTTTGCTTATACGGTCCAGTAAATAGATTCTCCGGTGAGCCCATAGGCTCATCTGTGCGCTGTACTAACTCGTCGAGATTATCTTCATCAGGCCCTATCAGGCCTCCGCTTGAGTTTAAGAACATAAATTGCACAGAAGGGACCTTAAGTAACCTTCCTTGAGTTGTTCCAGTTGCCAGGTTTAATTCTATATTTAATGTTTGAAGATCAGAAATATAAGGCAATCCTATATGAGCTATTCCTGCGGCCACCGGCAAAGTTATTTCCCCGCTTGTTACCACTAAACCATTAACCACTGCTCCGTCGGCAAGTACTACCACCGTCCTACCCTCTAGGTGGTCTAAACCCGATATCGTAGTTATTGCTTTACGTACTTCTCCCCCGGATACGTATGCGGTGTATGCGCTTGAGCTTATATAAGTATCATCGTCGAGGTCTTTTAATTTAAAGGTATGAGTTGTTACATCAGACACCTTGAATCTTATGTTGTTTACTAATGATTCTTCTTCGCTGTCTTCTAGCCCAACCACATCCTCAATATCTATAAGGTCTCCGTTGCTAAATCCATGAGAAGCAGCAGTAACCACTGCCTGAGCTGCTGTGCTTATCCCGGTTATGGTCACCGGGCTGTCGTAGCTTATCCCGCAGTCCACAAAGAATTGATCCTTTGGGGCAGTTGATACCATGCGCTGCACCATGCGCTCTATAAATCTTTCAGCTCCTCTTTTTATTACAAACCACACTTCATCGTATGTTTCTCCGGGGATGGTCCAGACAGATTCAAACTCTCCGTCTGTATCATGCCGCGCCCAGGCAACGACTTCCTGTTCGCGCATATAGGTCATTGACAGAAGAACCCCATCATCTCTTACACACCAGACTATGCTGTCGGGTTCTGCCTGAAACGCCATGTCTATAATTTGGTGATTCTCGAATAAATGGTTTGATAGAAGGCTTAGAGGATCGCCCTCAAAGCTATCTGAGGCAAAGGTATACGCAAGGTCTCTTACTATTGAACCCTTTGGCTGTATAAACACTACCCTGTTTCCGATGATTAGCGGAGTTACTTCAGAGCATCCTCTGGACCCTTGGAATTGTTGAGCTGCGGTTGTCGGAGTAAAAGCCGAGTTGCTTCCCGGGCCTATACTCCATTCGCTCGAGGAAGTAAAAGCAAGAATTTTTGATAATGGAATCAGATGCCTTATAGCGTTTACTTTTCTACTCGGTAAAGATATGCTTATTCCGTCGGAATCTACTAAAGGAGTTGATCTTCCGAAATTTACATAGTCCCCGGTCTTAGTGCTCCAGGTATCTTGAGGTTGATATTTAGTGGCTGCAAAGTCTAGACGGTCTTGATAGAATGTGGCAGTGGCCGGATACCCCCTATAATCGCTCCATGCTCCTTCGCACCAATCTGCGGTAGCGGTATCTGCGCCTAACGTCTTTACTACGGTTGCCGCAGCTGTAGTTGAGTTTGTTACAGATGTTATTTTTATTATTCCGGATTGCTCAAATGCGTCAGTTGTTATGTCTGCGTTTATAGTCCCGCTGGTATACGCGTGGCAAGAAACTCTTACTAAGAATGGCTCGTCTTCATCTTCTGTGCCATAAGTATTTATATTGTTATCATTAGCGCCAGAGAACTCTCTTATTATTATCCAAGTAGATCCTCCGTCTCTAGATTTTTCTATCTTTATCTTTCCTGTCCAGGTACCGTGAGTAATAAGTCTCCACGTGCCTCCGCACTTTAGACCTGTCCCGTCTGCTGTGCCGGTGAATACTCCGTTGTAGGCTTGGCCGGCTATGTAATGCGTTAACTTAAACAAGGCTCCTACGTGTAAGGCGTTAAATACTGCCGCGGATGAGGCTAGCGTTATGCTCCCAGTGATAGCAGAAGGGTCTATGGTTGTGGTCGTAGGGTTCTCCTTCATAAACGGCCCTTCCACAAAAGCATAGTCCTCTAACCTCCAACTGGTATGAGAATACCTTGTCAGAGTTTTAGGGTAATAGCTATTATGCGTTATGTATAGAACGTCTGCGGATTGAGTAAACTTAAGAGAGTTTAAATCAGCTTCTTTATAGGGCGTTGCTATCTCATAGATTGATGAGACCTCCCAGTCCGTGGTATTCCCTGGAGGAGTGTTGTGCGTGGATCCGTCAGAGGTGTGATTTGTCTTTGACCTGTAGACTATACTGCTTACTTTGACAAAATCACCGATATAATAAACTGTTCCGCTAGCCCAGGCCGCGGTTGCAGTAGGGGCTATGATCAGTCCTCCATTCATATAGAATCGGCAGTAATACTCTCCGAATTCTATTGAGTAGACTTGTTCGGTAGAGAATTCAAAACCTACTCCTCTGCATGCTTTATTAGCGTATTTTGGTTTAGCGATATATTCCAGGCCGGCGCGGTTAGATGCTCCTCCATGAGGATGTACTATAAAGTTGCGTAGCGTCATGCACCCAGAGGCATAGCGTTGAAGATCTACGCGGGCCCATAAGCTGGGAGCGAATTCTCCTCCAGAGAAACTTGGTTTTAGTACTTGAAAAATTTGAGGCATTTTTATCCCAGTAGAGTAGGTTCACTTTCCTTTTTCTTGTCGTGACCTTCTATCTCGCCTTCTTTTAACTCAAAGGTAACTACCTTACGATATTCATTGTTTTCAAATCCGGACACCTTTGCTTTGATGGTTATTGTTATCTCTTCGTCCAGCTTCAAATCCTTGTCGGAGATAAAATCCAGCGGCATATCTACCTTAGGAAATGTTTCTTTTGGCATATCCTTTGCCGTAGCTGGTCCCTCAAATACGTTGGTTTCTCTTTTTATTCCTAGACTTTTAAATCCCATACTTCCTCCTTATCCTCTTGAGTCTTCTATGCTCGAGGATTCAACTGGTTTTTTATAGCATTCACTATCATTTATTCTGGCTGCGTCACCTATCAGAGAACCATATATTTGCAGCATTAATTTTGCTTGGTCGTCGTTTGCTGTTAACGGTTTAGCAACCTGTGATGCCAGCAAAAATGATAACGCCATAATGAATGAATTATCGAATAACTCGGCGTTCTCTATTTGGTAGGTGTACGCTACGTAAGCCGTTTCTTCATTCGCCACTATAACTTTGCGGGACAGCGACGGAACATATAGGGTTTCATATTCTATCTTTGGAGGATCCTGGGTTTCTATGTCCGTGAATACTTTTCTCACGCACAAACATTTAGTCGGATATCCATATACATACGTCCACCCGGGTATAGTTACTCCGGATATTTCAGCAAGAGCAGCCTTTACTTTGGCAAACTTCCAATCCTTGCCTCTTAATACAGCATCCCTGGTTATCGTAAATATTCTATTTAAGGATCTGGCTCTTTCGTTAGCATCCAGTAAAGTCACAATAGGGGCTTCCCCAAGGTGCGCTAGTGCTAGATTGCATATTGCTACGTCTGAAATGGGTATCATAAGAACCTCCGCTATTTCTTCTTTTTCCCGCGGGCTTTGGCCGCTTTGATTATCTCGGCTATTCGCTCTTCCTTGGTATCTCTTGCCAGTACCTCCAGCAACTCTTCCTGGTTCAGTATCTTGGCGTCTTTTATTCCTCGCCCTTCGGCTTCAGAAATAAGTTCATTCTTTGTTGCGTCGGCTAAAGTGCTTGGTTCAGATGCCTGTCCTGCGCTTACAATCTGCGCCTCTTCTTTATTGACGAGCCTGAAATACTCAGGGATTTTTTCTTTATCCTCAATCTCTGTCACTTGGTTCTTTTCCCAATAGGATCCTCTAAATCCAAAACTGTTATCGATTGCTATAATCTGCCTAGCCATATCTTATTCCCCTCCCTTTCGTTGTTTTACTGTTAAGCCGTTGGACACAAAAAGCCATAAACGCTATGAGTACAAGTACTACCTGAATTTGCCGCTCCGGGAAGTGGACCATACTATCTACCGCTATCATGCTTAATCCAGATAGACACATAATCTCTCCAGCCTTTATCAGCTTATAAATCAGTAACCCGAATAATATGCTTATAAATATGAAGCCCGGATATCCGAATTCAAACAAGACTTGAAGCGCTGAGTTATGCGCCATCCTGAACGTCGGCATGAATGCGTTCATTATGCATTTGTATGATCCTATTCCCCATCCCGTCACCGGCCGCCTGTTAGATAGCTCTACTGTCTTTTCCCACACTGGCGTTCTGCCGCTGCCATTAACAAAATCCCCTTGCTTCCTTCCGCTTACGATAAAAAAGACGGCTAGAATGGCAATAACTATTAGGGCCCTCTTTCCCATTCTAGCTAGTAGCCAAACGCTGATTCCTACGGCGCCGGCTAAGAATGTACCCATTGATTTTGTAACTATCCCTGTGGCTAGTGGGAATATAAAATTTATGGGATTTATTAATACTAAAAAAGCAGAGAGTGAATTTACCAGTCCACCTATTTGGTTGTTTGAGCCTATCGTGCCATAGCAGTTTATCGTCGGAAGTCCAAAGTTAAGCAGCTTATCATTCCCTGTCAGCTGCATTATTATCAACAGCACGTTTAATAAGAGAATTGCTTGTAGCGATCTAAACACCGACTTCCAGTTCTCTATCTCTGTACAGAGTATAAAAAAATAGCAGCAGGCTATTAAGGATATGTAGGCAACGAATGACAGGTAAGGCGCGGATGAAAAAAAACAGTTAACAAATCCGGCTATGGCTATTACTTTTATAAATCCGTGCGTCTTTAGGAATAGGGTATAGATGCCGAAGAATGCCGCTACTAGTATTAGCCACGTGGTAACTCCTTGGCTAGGAGCCTCGAGGCCTACATTAATAGGGGGTATTAGACAAAAGCCTACTATCGGAATTAAAGCGATATATGGGTATAGTTTTTTCAATGTTGCTCTCCTTGTAAAGATATGGCCGGGGGGTTAGCCCGGCCACTCAGTTAAGCAACTGTCCCAGTACCGCCTATAACTATCCAACCAACTGTGCTGTCAACATAAAGAACTGTTATATACTCTTTAGCTGCGTCTAGAGTCACTGTCGTAAATCCTGTGCAAGTAGCAGGCGTGATCACAATCGTATTTGATCCTGTCCTTGAGTTTAGGATTATGGTCAACATTTGACCTTTGGATCCAGCGGCCAGAGTACAAACTTGGCCAACCGCGGCTGAATCTGCGTATCTAACTATAGAGTATGCTGTTGGTATTGTGGTTACCGAGCTTGCTATGCTCGCAAGGCCTCCGAAATCTACCCCGGAGTGCAGAAGGTAAGTTGGTACTACCTTCCTGAGCAAAGGTTCTGTATCTGTATTGCCCCAGTTATTATCAGCGCAAAATCCAAATGAGACTATCGCCAGCATAATAACTAAGGTCAGTGCAAAAATTCTTTTCATTCTTTCCTCCTTAGTGATAGCGGATTAGCCCGGAGGTTTAGTCCGGGCCATCCTGCTTGGTTTGCTTAGGCGATATTGACGTCCGGTGTTAAGAACGCATCGATGGTACCAGCGGTAAACGCTTCTCCGCTCTCGGTATAATACAACCTGACGTATTGCTGCAGGCCCGGAGGAAGTTTGCACTTAAACACGATCTTGTTCGCTGACAAATCAGCTTCCGCTATCTGTACCTTAAGGTGTTCTTTCTTGGTACTCAACGTGCTGAAATCCTCAACGGAGTCACTTTCTACTCCGATGTTCAACACTGCTGCCCCGCCAGAAGAATCTGCGGCGGTTCCTACCCTAACTACGAGGTAGAGCTCTGCACCGGCAACTGCGTCACCGGCCTTGGTCATATCAATTACATTGGTGCTGGCCCCTGTGGCATCGGTAAGAGGCTGCAGGGTTGAGAACCTGTTTGCAAAGTCTATAATCATTTTTGTCTCCTGTTTTGACTACTGGTTAATAATGTGTTTGATAAGGCCTCTGCCTCCTCTCGCCGGCTTGTTTACCGGGCGATCTATAGTTACGCTACTACGGTTTCAGTATTCAGTATTGCGTCGCATCTGCGAATCGGTATGCCCATGAACCTGGTCAGCGGCTGTCCGTTCTCAAGAGACTGAATCGTGAGGTTTACATTGCTCTTGTTATACGCTTTGATGTCCAACGCGGTCTTAACTTCTTTGTTGCAATACCAGGCTGCGCGACCAAGTCTCAAGCTAGGTATTTTATTCAAGGCCTCAATCATGAACTTAATGAGGTTTGCTGAGGTATCCGAGGTGTCTCCGGCAGAACCTAAGGCTGTCTTGTCAATGTTGCAGATACGAACAGCATATCTCCAGTCTCTTACGGCGAGACCTAACCGTGTTTTGTACTGATCCATATAAGCGAAATATTCACCTGCGGGCGTTTCGCTGTCGCTTACTTTTAACAGGCCTTTGTCGCTGTGTTCAATACCGGCCTTGGAGCCTTTGGGGAAGAAGGCGTGAATCGTTTGCTCACCCCAGACTACTAACCACAGAGATGTCAACGTGGTTGTGCCGCCTGCTTTGATGATGTTCTCGCCGGAGTCCGCGGTAGAGGAAGAATAATAAGGAGATAACCCAGTGAATCTCTCCGGATTGGTTTCCACGTTACCGTAGAACAGCGTGGTCGCCATGGTCTGGGATATTGCCTCGATAAAAGGAGCGTTTTCAGAAAGTCTGAAAGCGGCTTTATCATTTGCGATATTGACGAGCTCTTCGTCAACCCGGCCTAAACCTTCAATGATGCCGGCTGAGAATAACTGCTGTTTCGTTTGAGACTTGGAGGGCTGAATACCTTTATTAATCTGCCTCCATGCTACTGTGGGCAGGCCGGTTCTTAACGTGGTCTTGTGGCCTGTGGTCGTGTTGCCCTCGACGAACACTAAGTCCTCGAGTACTTCGTTTACCTGATTCATCATTTCAGTGATACGGGCGATCTTACCGTTTGGATCCAATCTCCTTGCGTGGTCCATCAAGGTTAGGTTTGTATTTCCGATAGTTGACATGGGTTTCTCTCCTTTGTTATGCTGCTTGGTTTATATTTTTTACTTCATTGTGTCGCCGTAAAAAAGCTCGGCATCGCTCTTTGCTACTCCTCTATTCTTTCCGTCTACGGGCTTATCCTCGCTCACAAGTTTGCCGACCTCTACGAAGAATTTGACAAGTTCCTTGTGGTTGCCGACGCCTGTTTCGTTCAGCATCTTGCGAAGTTCCGGCGTGCCTAACTTCTCGATTGCACGTCCAGCGGATACTAGGTCAGTCTTAGCAGTTGCTCCTAGTGTTTTTATGGTGTCCGCTTTCCAGTCATTTTTTATCTGCTGGAATGATTGCTGCATCGACTGTACTAAGGAGTCCATGTGCTTAACCTGTAAGTCGATTAATTTCTGTGCGCCCGCCTGGGTTAGATTCAATTCCTTGGCCGTCGCTTTGAATTCATCAAGCACCGGCTGGTTTACTATTGCCCCCTCGGGAACCTTGAAATCCTCGTACTTCTCTGGCGCTCCTTTTGATTCTTTTTCTTTCTTTGCATCCTCCTGGGCTTTCAACAAGGCTGCCTGCTTCACTTGGTCCTCAGCGGATAGCTGATCTTTCGGTGTATCGAGAAGGCGCTTGTCTTCAGCGGCCTTAACGAGTGCCGGCTTCTTAGCTAAATCCTCTGCGGATAGGTTTGCATCCTCGGTCTCCAAGATTCTTTTATTCTCTACTTCAGCGGCTACTTTAGCGGCATCTGCTGTCGCCTTTTCTTCCGCGAGTTGTTCAGGTGTTTTCTGCTCTCCCTCAACGGGGGCTCCATCAAGCAGCGTTGCGTCTTTATTATCAGCTGGTGCTACAACTGCTTCTAATCCTGTTGCTGGATCTATTGCCATTTGTTCCTCCTTGGTTGTCCGGGTAGACCGATAAGAAGTTATTCTTCTTCTGGATCTATCGGAAATTGTTTTTGCAAACTTATCTTCTCTGACTTATATTCGCGTTGCATCTGTAAATATTTTTCTGGATCTGCTTCCATAATTTCGGCAAACAACTTTAGGCCGACTATTCTTTTATCTGTGGCCCGGGTTCCAAAGGTTTCTGATAACTCAAGAATTCTCCAAAGAAGCCTTCTGCCCTCAGGCATCGCAATAACTTTTTTAAGGTCGTTTATATCACGTTCTTTTATCTGTTTCTCGCGCTCTTTTATCTTTAATGCTCTTTCTTCAGCTTCCATTAAGCTACCCCTGTCTTTTCTCTGATCGGATTCTTAGGCATAGCTTTGCCTGTTAGAGCTGCTAATACCGCGTCTAGCGCGCTATTCTGCCCCTTAGAGTCCTCTCCTAGCTTGGCTTGGGATAAAGTCTTGGCTCCATCAGCTGCCATAATCCCTGATTGAGCTTGCTGTTGTCTTAACAGGGCCTCTTGAGCTGCCTGGCGAATCTTAGCTACTGCCTCATCTCCGCGTATAATCCTTACTGGAATGCCTACAAGGTCGGCGTATATATCTACTGCCTGATCTACATCAAGCTTGTCTTTAGCTTCCGGCCATATCTTGACGAGGTTGCCTACAAAGTTACATACCTGCTCAATGGCTGTGGTCCCTACCATCTTCTGGGCCTGAGCGAGTATCGATATGTACTCAACCTTTACCTCTTGCCCTTGCATCTCTGGCGGTGGCTCA